AAGAGCCGCTACTTCATCTTGAGCATCATACTCGGATTTAGCAATCTCAAGTTTCTTTGCTTCCATTTCTGCTTCAAAGCGTGACTCAAATTGCTTCTTAACATCGCCATAAGCCAACTTTTCTAGTTGCTCTGCCTTAAATTCAGCATAAGCCTTCTCAATGTTTTCAGCACTTAAATCAAGTGTAGTAACCTCAAATCCTTTTGTTACAGGCATTGTTGATGCTTTAGGTCGTCCACTATCAATAACAACCCTATCTTCAGGAACATGGTCTTCAACCTCTCCTGTTGCTATGTCTTTACGGCCTTTAAGTTCTTCATCAGCCATTTCAACATCATCGTTCTCAGTATGGCCTTTTTCCTCCTCATCGAGGTTAGCGTCCATATATTCATTCATCTCTACATCTTCTGTTTCTTCAGTCATTTCTTTCACTTCCTTTAATAAAGTATCTAGTTCTTCAATTGCTTTTTCTAATTTGTCGGTCATAATCTCGCCTTCTTTTTCCATTTTAAGTATATCAAATTTTGCTTCTGGATTTATCCCCTTTTCGCATATTGTTACTTCATGGAGTTCTAATTTCTCTATTGCGTTATATTCGCCTAGTTCTTTGTGATATTTTTGTTTCTTATGTAGTGCTTGTCCACCAATACTAAAACTTCTTAATGTTCCTTTTCTAATTCCGCGAGATACTTCTTTTGCTTTTTCAATATCTTCCCTTAATTTAATTACTACAAAGAATCCAACATCATCTACATCTGTTTTCCATAGTTTACCTGTTTTATCTCGGTAATTATCTAATACTTCTCCTACTTGAACATTTGAATGGTTAGTCATTACATTTCTGAATTTCTTTTCTTGCATAAATTTCTTTACTGCTTCGTTTAATGCATCTAATGTAATTAAGTCATTTTGTTTATCTACAATTTCAATGCTTGCGTAACCCCCAATAACTAACTCTTCGGCTTTTAAAATGGTAAACTCATCATCTAATTTTGCCTTGAGCAATAGGTCTTGGTTCGACACTCTCTTCATCCCCCGTTCAGTATATAAGCACTAAGTTAGTCCTTTTTGGGTATGGTTAATTTCTTATACCTATCCTCTGATAAGTCCCAAATACCTTCATCACTATCCATTTCATTCATTTCTTGTTTATATCCAGACCATGTTAGCCACATTTCTTTATTATCTACTTCAATGACTCTAAAATGCAATCTAGTATCAAATTTGTTTCCATTAAGTTTATATTCATGATAACCATCTCTTTGTATTCCTAATTCAACATCACCCTCATCAATCAATTTACTTTTATCAATATTAGGGGCAACTTCCGCAGGGTATTTACTTGCTTTACCTAAGTATGCAAATATATCATCAACACTATTAATATCAACTAACCAACCTGTTTGTTCCTTATTTAATAAGAACATAATATTAAGGTTTCCATCTTCTCTATGATATATCTTAAATTTACCTTTTCTAAATTCTTTGGGGGTTTCAGCCTTTTCAATATCTTTTTCTAAGATATTAGTATTTGCTCTAAATTTCTTATTTGCATAAAGAATATCTTCTGCTTTATTTCTTAAAAACTGGGATAATAGTTTTGTTTTACCTTCTAATTTATCATTAAATAATTCTAAAATGTCTGGAGTTTTTTGAATCCAATCAACTATTTCTTCTAAACTTGATTCACCTTTCTCTTCTAAGAAATTTTTGATTGCTACTCTAAGAACACTAATTTTTTCTTTAGAAATAATTTCTAACTGTTCCTTAATTAAATCTAAATTGGCGATAGCATTTTTTGCCATAAGATTGTTTTCCTTAAAACCATAAATAGTAAAACCATCAAAATCACTTTTTAGTATAATTGTTGCTTCACCATGTATTAAATCAGTAACTGTATAAGATTTTTCTAATGCTTCAATTTTATATTTTAATGATTTTTTGGTTTCTTTGGAAAGCATTTCAAGTGTAATTATTTTTTCAGGAGTTTCAACTTCTGGAATTTCAATCACCTTTGCAGAAAATAAACTAAATCCTTTTTTATTTTTCTTCACTTCATCAACTTTAACACGAATGATTTTTCCTACTTCTACATCAATTTTTGTGTTTAATGCTTTACCTACATTAAGATAATTATTTTTATTTAACTCAACTGATTCAAATTCTCTCATTTCTTCAGTAGTTAATGGACCTGCACCTAATGTATAGGAATTAAGACCAGATTTAGTTTCTTTTTTATTTAAGACAATCATATCTAAATCAATAAACTTCTTCCACTTAATCCATTTAGGGTTTTTACGAGTTCCAACATAATATGTAGAAGTTAGGTCTTTAATAACTACTCCTTCAGCAGTAGGAATTTTCATAATTTCTTTACCATAGTTTTCTACTTCTTTAATTGAATCTGCAATACGAGTATCTTTTTTGGATGGGAATGCTAATAATTCATGTGATTTTGGTGAATAATGATGGAATAAAATGTTTATTCTATCTTGTAGTTCAGTATCTAATAAGTCCCTTTCTTCATGTCGCATAATATCAAACACATGGATGCGAAGGGTTGCATCAGGATATTGATTTTTGAATATATGTGCTATTGTATCTGCTCTATGTAAAGGTTCTTCGCCATCGAATAACATCAATTCTGCATCTAAAATACATTCTGGCATATCTTTCTTTTTCATGAGTTTTACTTGTTCTGAGCATTTGTCTGTAATATCTTTCTCATTGTATGAAAATATCTGAACCTTATCATCTATCTTATGAATTTGTATTCTCATGCCGTCATACTTCTCTTGAACTAGATATTCTCCAGTGAATCCACGAAGTTCATTAATATCGTCAATATCAAATATTCTATACATAGGTTTGTTAGGAACAATAAAATTAGTTTTAGATTTTTCTGCTTTCTTTAATTCAATACCTACTAACTTAGCCCATCCCTCATCTGAACCTTCTTCTTTGAACACTTTTTCTAAAAGGGCTTTAGCACCCGCATACTTACTATTTACCCGTTTTGAATCTTTTCCGTCACCATAATGCTCCACAATAAAGGAGGTCAAATCCTTCTCTACTAGGTCAAGACCTGAATAGCCCCCTGTAATTTCGTCAGGTTCTAGGCCTAAATTCTTATAACTCTTTGGATTAAGGGTTTTATTGTCTTCACGCATAGCCCAGTGAATAAATTTCGCATATACGCCCTCATTTTCAAGCAGTTCTTCCAATACTTTATCATCAAAGGCCTTTAAGAAGGGGTCTTTCACAATTTCAGCATTATAACGAACCCGCTTAAGTGCTTCATACACTTGGCGAGCAGAATCAGAAGATGGGTCCAATACTTCCTTATTAAATAACAATTCGTTATTTAGAATCTTTTTTAGATGTTTCGCAAAGTCATCTAAATCATCGTATGCTCCACGAATCTGTTTAACAACATTACGCCATAAATCAGAATAATCTTTAGGTGACTCTCTAGCAGAAAGATACGCCATGCGTGTCTTTTCAAATAAATCAATTACTCTACCAGAAAGAGGGTTTGTGTCTTTCTCAAACACAACACCGGAAGTAGCCACAATATATCACCTTTAGTTAAGTTTAACTTTACTACCGTAACTTAGTTCCTTTTTCATGCTCGCTAATAAAGGACTAAATTCTTTAATATACTCTTCTGCGGTAATTTCTTTTCTATCAAACCTATCAAGTAACATATCCATCTCTTTTTCTATTGCTGATAGACGACGTTTAGAATATTTTACTGCTGGCATTCTATATTCTTTTTCTTGACTAGGATGAACCTCATTTGAAGTAATTTCAGGACTTAATTCTGTTTGTTCCTTTATAATCATTTTTAGAATAGTATGAATCTCTTTCATTTTATTAACCTGTCCTCCTAAACCATAACCTGTATCTTTATCAACAGGGTTTTCAATATTTTCCTCTTTAGGATTCTTATTTGGTCTTTTAACTTCCATCGTTTCTCCAACAAGAGGTTCTTCATTAGGTAATGAATCACGACCTTCCTCTTGTAATAGAGTTTTTACTTCTTTCGCTTTAGCAATTGCTAATTCAATCAATTTTTCTTTTTTTGTTACTTTTTCTGGCATTTTAATCACCTTGTTTCCAAGTTTCTGGAATCTTAAAATGGACTTTTCCTGTATTATCACGTTTAGTATAATCTTTAATAAAATTTGCTCTAGGAACACCTATTACTCTTTTTAAATATGTAAATAAGTTTATTGTATTGTTTAATTTAGATGCACTTGTTGGTTTACTTACTTTATTTCTGTAATCAACATTATCTTTTTTATGTTTTTCTGATAAAATCTCAATTGCATTTCTCATTAAATGATAAAATTCTGTTCTTGAAACTACTCGTCCACCATTATTTTCTACTACTATTTGAAATGCTAATTTAAATAATTTATCACTAATACCTGTGTAAGGCCTACGGATTTTTAAGACCTTTTCCCAATTCATTAATATCCGCCGCGCTGTTGATTTTCTAAATTGCCGACCATTTCAGTAATATCTGACCAATCCATTTTAGAGATATTATCAACATCTGCATTCGCACTTCCTATTTTAGGTCGTGGAGTGCCTGTTTCAACCCAACCGGATTTCATCAACATATTATCCTTATCATATACTGCCTTTTCTAATTCATTCACTTTTTGAACTAATGCTTTCAAAAGTTCTAACATTTCATTATTTTCTTCACTCATTTCTTAAATCCCCCTTCTTTTGTGGGTAAACCATGCCTCTTAATGCACGATATGTAGTTTCATATTCCTTTCGTAGTTTAGTAGCAGTAGCAACAATATCAATATTTGAATCTTCTAATGTCTTTACTCTTTTATCTAATTTAGTATCTGATTTGATAAACTCTAAGGCTTTCATCATATCAATAAGTTCACCTAATTTAGTAAAATCTTGACCAAAATATTCAGATGGTTCTGCTGCTTGTAATGTCTTCTTTAGACGTTTTCGCTCCTTTGTAGATAAAGAGTCCAATATAGCACTCTTTTCTTTAGCAATTACTTGCGGAGGTTTTCTTGCTTTTAATGTATTTTCCCAATCCATGTTATTTACTTCCTTTCTTCTAAACTACTTCTAGGCCTTTTTAATTCTACTTTTCCTTTTGGTGAGTTAAGTGTTAATGTTCCTTGAGTCAATAATTCTTCTAATAATTGTTCAGAACCGTCTTCTTTCTCCTCTTTCTTAGGTAACATATCATTAATACTAGTATATCTTGTTGGATATTTTCTCTTTAAGTTACCATCAGAACCCTCATATAATTGTTTCTTAAACTCTTCTCTAGAAAGATTTTCTCCAAGAAATACTTCATCAAAAGCATGATAAAAGGAATATATTAAATTTTCTAATTTAACAATTTCACCATCTTCACCTGTAAGAGTAGCAACCTTTGTTGGTTTAAGTGGGTTATCCCCTTTCTTTCTTTCCTGAATATATTCTTTAATTTGTTTATCAGTTATTTTACCGCCTTGAGTGTTTTTCAAATATCTTCCGGCTTGCACATATATTGAATCTATAATTTCATCTTTACCTAAAGCAATATATTTTGCTAATTGTGCTTTTGCTTTACCTACATGTTTATTAAAATTATCAGAATCTAATATATTAAATCCATCCAACCTTTGTTTTTGTTGTTTAGAACGACGGGCAATCTCTACTTTAGATGCTCTTGATTTAGTTTTTCCTGTTTTTAAACCTTCTTTAAATGAAATCATTTCTTTTCTAGATTTAAATGGGGTGCTACCTGTAAATACTTTGTGTAAAAATTGAAGGCCCTCATCCATATCCATTGTTTCTTTTGCTCCTCCTTTTGTAACAGGTAAAACTATTTTACTAGTTAGTATTTTAGTGAACTTATCTTGTAGTTCTTTACCATTTAAAGGGATGCTTGTTCCATCAAATATCTTTTCAATAAACTTTCTTTCTTTTATATCATCTAAGTTCGATATAATCGTTGGACCATAATCAAAAAGCCTATCTAAAGCATCAGTCATAGTTTTATTAAATGTAAATTTATCACCTATAACTTCTCCAGATTGAATATAGTTTCTATTAGAATAAATTTTATCTAATAATCTATATAATCCATTATATTTATTATAGTCCTTTATCGTTTTTTTTGCGTTAGGACTAGTTTTTACTAAAGATTGAAGAAGTTTCATTTCATATTCAATATCATCAAGAACTTCCTTTCTTTTCTTTCCCTGTGTAGCAGGTGTTAATACTTGAACCCGTTTAATTTTTTTATCTAATGCCGATATAATTCTATTTACAACATTAATTACTTCAGCATTTTCATTTTGACTTTTAAAGCGGTTTAATGCCATTTTTATCTTAAATAGGTTCTCTTCATATGCTGTCCCATAAGGGTCTTTTGTATCTACATAAGTAGGTTTACCTTTTACTCCCTTTGCTCTCCTTATTCTTTTAGGTCCAGCAATCGCTTTAGAATCAAAGAAACTTTCTAAATTTTCTCCACCGGATAATTTTATTTTTTTCTTTGTTCCAGTTTTCTTATTTCTAGTAACTTCATATTTATCATGTTCATCAAGAAGAGTTTTAAGTGTATCAATTAACTCTATTCTTTCTGAATCACTTTCTTCTTGAAGTGATTGTGCAAAAACAGTTTTATAAGATACATTAGACGTTGATTTCTTAATGGTTTGTAATTCTTCTAACCAACACTTAAGCATTAAAATAGGGTCATCCGTATTGAAAAGATAAGCCTTGAGTAAAGTCATATTAATCACCACTTATTTTCAGTTCTCTTAATTGCTTTAGGAGGTTTTAAAATAACATCAGGAATATCATTTGTATGTGGAATAGGTTTTCTTTCAGAAACAGGTGCATTACCAACAGGAGCCATATCTTTTGATATAGTTCCCCTTCTCATTTCAAATTCTTCACGCGCTTTAATATCAATATAATCCTTTTCTATCTTTTGTCTTTTTTCACTCATTTTATCCAACTCTCCTTTCTGTTCTTCTATCAACATTGTTATTTGCGGCCTCTTTAGGTAATCCAGCGTTTCTATTTGGTGGGCCTACGCTCATCGAGGGTTTATTCCTTTTGGTAGGGGGTTTATCTTTTCCACCCTCTAAAGCCTCTGCTTGTAATTGTCCCATTTGTGATGCATCTACATTTGTTCCTGCTAATGGGTCTTTTTCAAAGGGTTTTTCTTCTTCATCTCCTTCTTGAGGCATTTCCTCTTTAGGTTTAGGTTTAGTATAAGTAAACCTACCTTTTTCATCCATATCTACTTCAAAGCCTAAGTTTTTCATAGAGCCTGCAATATTAACTTCAAGTTCCCTCTTTCTTATTTTTGCTATTTCATCCTCTTCTTCTGATGGAGGAAGTGCTAACTCCCAATCAGTAATACCGAATTGTTTTGTAATGAATGGGAATACATATTTATTGTAAACATTCTGTGCCATTTCTACTGCACGATTAGTAACAAGTATTTGCATACCTTCATTGTTTAGACCACCACTAGTAGTATTATCAGCCATAAAGATTTTACTTACTCCATAGAATGCTGAAATCCTATCTCTTAAATCATCTTTAACAGATACATATTCCATCTCTTTTAGGCTATCCATGAATTTAATCCACTCAACACCACCTTTTCCACCATCGGCTTCTATTCCCATTACAGGTATAAAATGTGGGTCTTGTTCCATTCTTTCTTTAACTGCTCGCCAAAAGGTTTTCATTGAATCAATGTTTCTTGTTTGAACTGCAAGTAGTCCTTTAGGCATTCTTCTCTTTGAATATGATTGGTTTACATATTGTTCCATAGCAAGTAATGTAGTCACATGGTTCCATAAAGTAATAATTGGAGACATACCATATAAACGACTAGGAGCATATTTACTAAAATGAACTACCTCTCCTTCAATATAGTATTGTTCTTCACCATGAACCCTATTAACATAATGAACAGGTTTAGTTTCTGCGTTGCATAGTTCACAACATTCATGTGCTTCTGTATATAATTGCATTCTATGTATAGGACAAATGAAACCTTTAGTCCCTCGTTGTCCAAACTCATCTGCATAAATGTGCATAGTTACAGGGTCACTTCTAAACAGTTCTTTAATCCTATGTAGTTTAATTTGACCATCACCATCAATAAAATATTCTTTAACTAAACAAAGGTATGCATCATCCATAATATTAAGGTCATCTTCTAATTCTTTTAATACATCAATAAATAATTGATTAGATGTATTTACATAATCTTCCATGAATTTTTGTGCATATTGTAGTTGTTTAGGGTCTGGATTTCTTAAATTCATACAGCCGCATTCAACACACTCTTCAACGGCTCTTTGATGTTTTTTTCCACAATCCCTACACTGTTTAGTAAATACTTCTTTCCAGTGATAACCACGCCTAAATACTTCTTGTTTTAATTGTGTTGTGCAAGTGCGAACAATAACTGATTGTTGCGCCATATGATAAATTACTGGTGCGCTCATGAAATAAGCGTGTTCACGCTCTTGAATACCAAACTGAAATGTTGAACGGTCTGCTGGTGTAGGTGTTTGCCTTCGTAATAAATTACGAATAGAAAATCTTCTTCTTTCTGCCATACTCATTCCTCCTCATCTAACACATAATGCTCAAATATATAATCAGAGGCATCATCAACACTTGACCATTCATCTTCAGTTAAATCATATTCTTCTGCAATTTCTTCTAAATCATCAATAGCATCATCAACATCTTTTTTAAGAATAGGTGTAGAAATACCTTCAATTTCATCCATTACACTCATTTTATTATTACCATGTAATTTTGCTACTGTTGTAGGGTCAATACCATATTGAGCGAAGTTATAGTTTACATGGTCTTTATGATTTTCCCACTTCATTAACTTATAAATCTCTTCAACTCTATCTCTATACCACGGTTCTTTCTTATAACCCTTTTTCATTCTAATTAATTCTAATAATAACTCTGCATTAGATTTCTTCATTCTAAAATGGGGAAGACATTTTGATAATAATTCCGTCACATCATGTTGAGAATAAAAATTTAATCTATTAACTGGTCTGGTGTTCTGTGGAGATTTTTGGTCAAGATGTAATTTACCTACACCTAATGCTTTTTGAATCTCAATCATGAATGCTTTACCTCTTTCTCCTGTTGCTACTAACCCAACTCTAGGATTAAAGTTCTTATCCATTGTAATATATCCATCTGAATCAATAAATGCGGCAGTATAGGCATAAAGGTCTTTCTTAAATTCCTTTGGTAATTTATAATAACTGCCATCAATATTTGTAATACCTAATTCATTAGCCATCTTTGAAATCATATTTGATGAAGAACGACGATATAAATACCCCGGTAAACCATAATGTAATTGTCTTGCAGAAATACCCGGAGTTTCAATTACTTTCGCAATAATATTATCTTTTATTAATTCCTTATTTGATTTTCTAATTGATTGGTGAGATATATTTTTTAATAGTGTAGTAAATTCTTTTTTATATGTTTTAGATTGTTTAAATAATTTTGCATACCCTTGACTATACTTTATGTCCTTCATATCCAAATCGTTTTCCCACACTTTACACAAAATGTCTACTACATTTCTTCTTTCATCTAGCGTTTTAATTGAATTAATTTTTAATAAATCCTGTTCATTATATCTCATTTTCTTTAGAATATTTTTATATGGAGCAAGCCAATAAATAGATTTAATACAATTGTCTAAATGCTCAGAATAACCCTCAATAATTGTTTCAATGGATTTAGTTAATCTAATCTTTTCTTCACCTTTTAGTGTTCTTCTATATTTTTTCAATTCCTTTATTAAAGTAGGTATATTTTTATCTTGAACCATATATTCTGATGGATATAAATCTAAATGTTTTTTAGCATCACTTAAGTTAATTTTAAAATCT